CCTGGGGTAGCTTTCTTAGCTCCCAATGCATTGACCAGCCGTTCCAGAATTGTAGCGAGAGGCTTATTACCTTCTGTCGTGGAGGTAAACTCCGCTTTGGGGTTCCTTGCGTACAAGGCTGGAACCATAGTGGTGATGTTCGCAAATACGACATTCTCTGTTTCGGTGATATTGTTGTTGAGTCGTTGATTACCTGAGAGATTACCACTTGCATGTTCCTCTGGATTGCGATGGGAAGTCTGATCGTTCGCATAGTACCTGAAAGCCTCATCCCAAGCTTCCGATACCTCATTGGTAACACGGACAGCCCAAGAGAGCCGTGACTTCCACATCTTACCCGCTGATTTGGCAACAGGGATCTTTGCATCACCTATTACCTGATACACAGGGGCACGTTTGCGGGTACGTTTAGGCTGAGTATCCTCCAGTGACCTATCGATGTTACGTTCAACATCAGTAGGGATGTCTGGACTGCCTTCGTCATCTACATTAGACATTGCTATTCGCCTTCTTCAAGGACTTCACGGAGGACACGGAGTAACTGGCTCTCCTTGAACCGCTTTGCACGTTGTAATTGCTGCATAGGAGTCAACCTACCTATCGTACCTCTACGTTGTCCCGGCTGGGGTTGTCTAGATGGTTTAAGAGGACGACCAGTCAATTGGCCTCCTAATAGTAACTCAATAGCCTCTTTGAGATCGGCTATCTCATCTCGTATCCCACTTACTCTTGGATCATCTTCTGCTAACCGTTGTTTGAGGGGGTCACGGGTGCGTTCCGTTGTAGGTGCACGA